TTGTTCATCAACTCTATTCATAATCACTCCTAATTAGAATTTAAAGCCCCTAATAATTAGGGGCTTTGTTTTGTTTAGTTAATATTCTTTTCTCATGATGTCGGCATGATCTATAGCTTGTTCAAGATTAAAATCACTTTCCATTTGTTCAAAATGTTCTGTTGCCACTCTTTCAGCATCACTAATATTTTCAACTGTATCATCAGTAAAAGTTTCTTTTTCTGTTTCACCACTAAACACAGTGAAGGTTTTATTAACACCCCATTCAATCCTTGTTTCAATTTCACTAAATTCTAGAACAAAATGAAAAACTACTTTATCCATTCAACACCCCCTATTTTAAGACTTGTTAAAGTCGTTAGATTGATAGACCTCCAAGACTTTTTAGGGTCTTTGTTTTTTCTTAATATTGTTACATCTATTGTTTCTAATAAATGTCTTCTATCTCCTTTTAATTCTCCACCATTAAAAAACTTTTCATTAGTGGGTAATTTACCTAGTATAGTTCTAGGGTTGCCATCTGCTTTAATCCAAGTAGCAGAAAATAAACTAGCACCTATACTTCGTTTAACATTCTTTTTTATAAACATATATTCACTCCTTATGATTAGTTTATATAATCTTATTAAGCTATAACTTATCCCATGTATACAAAATAATAGCGAATTTACTATTTATTATTATTAAGGCAATATTGTCTTTTAATTATATCTAACAAGGTATTTATTATTCTCTCTTGTTCTATGTATTCAAGGTCGTTCCACATTGAAGAGGCTGAAAGTATTTCTCTTAATTGTTTATTCATATTCACATTCCTTTTGTTAATTGTTATATTATATAGGACGATTAATATCCCATATTGTTGTATAATAAGTAAACGAATTTAATTCTTTTTTATTACAAGTTAATTTAAATTAGTTTAATTAACTGTGTATAACTTTGATTTGTTCTATACCTTGTAGGGGTCCTGTGATCCTGGTTTTGCCCCTGGAAAAAATCGAAAAGGGGGGCACCCCTAAATAAGACCGTAGGACTATCTATACTTAGTATATATACTATTTTACTCATACAGACTTTATGGTATAGACATCGGATGGCAGATCTTAATACCTTTAAGAGGCTAACTAATTTTGATAATTTAAGTCCGAGTGAATTAGACATATTACAAAAAAAGTTATTACTTCGTAAAAAAACATTTGATTATAAAAATTTAGCAAAAGAAAATTATTTAAAATTTGTAAAACAAGTCTGGCCTGACTTTGTAGAGGGACCCCACCACATACAAATCGCAGAAAAGTTTCAAGCATTAGCCGACGGTAAAATTAAAAGATTAATTGTAAACATGCCACCCAGACATACAAAATCAGAATTTGCTTCTTTCTTATTTCCTGCGTGGATGATGGGCCGTAATCCGAAACTCAAGATTATTCAAACAACACATACTGCTGAACTATCCTACCGCTTCGGTCGTAAGGTTCGTAACTTAATGGAGGAGCCTTCTTTCCAAGATATCTTTGATGACATTAAATTATCCCAAGATTCTAAAGCTGCAGGAAGATGGGAAACAAACAAGGGGGGAGAGTATTTTGCCGCAGGAGTTGGTGGAGCCATCACAGGTAGGGGTGCAGATTTATTAATTATTGATGATCCCCACAGTGAGCAAGATGCATTATCAGAAACAGCAATGGATAATGCTTATGAGTGGTATACCTCAGGACCACGGCAGCGTCTTCAACCAGGAGGCAAGATTGTTATTGTTATGACAAGGTGGTCAACAAAAGACTTGACAGGGCAATTGATGAAAGCCCAATCAGATTTAAAAGCAGATCAGTGGGACGTGATTGAGTTTCCTGCTATCTTGCCTACAGAAAAACCTGTCTGGCCACAGTATTGGAAACTAGAAGAGCTGGAGTCAGTTAAAGCTTCGTTGTCCGTGGCTAAATGGAATGCACAGTGGCAACAGAATCCTACATCGGAAGAAGGTTCCATTATCAAACGAGAGTACTGGAAGATTTGGGATAAGCCTAGGCTCCCTAAATTACAACATATTATTCAATCATATGACACAGCTTTTAGTAAAAAGGAAACCGCAGACTTTTCAGCTATTACAACGTGGGGTGTATTCCTCCACGATGAGATAACCCCTAATATAATTTTGCTAGATGTGGAGAAAGGTCGTTGGGACTTTCCAGAATTAAAAACAAAAGCAATTGAGCAATATCAATACTGGGAACCTGAAACAATCATCATTGAGCAGAAAGCAAGTGGAACACCCCTAACCCAAGAACTAAGGCGCTTTGGTATTCCTGTTGTTAATTTTACACCAAGTCGTGGAAATGATAAACATGTGAGAGTAAACTCAGTCTCCACATTATTTGAAGCAGGGCAGGTATGGCGTACAGATGATAAGTGGGCAGAAGAATTAGTTGAAGAATGCGCAGCTTTCCCTTATGGTGAGCATGACGATTTAGTTGATAGCATGACACAAGCATTAATGAGATATCGTCAAGTTGGATTGGCCGTGCATCCAGAAGATTATGAGGATCCTCCGCATGTACCACCATCAACTTTATTGGAGTATTACTAATGAGTTACATATCAGGATTCACGGTCCAAGAACCTAAGAAGAAGAAAAAGAAAAAACAAAAAGCTCCTCCTTCTTTTATGAATCCAAAATCGTCATATTATAAATTCGTGCAACCCACAGGATTTAATGCTATGATGAAGAAAAAGAAAAAGAAACAGCTACAAGCATAAGGAACGGTATGGGGAAAAAAGATACGAGAGTCAAGCAACTACGAGATTTATTAGATGATGCTAGAGCAATTGGTGATGATGACCAAATACAGATTCTTAGGGCAGAATTAGAATCAATTAATTCAAATTACAAAGATGGCGGAAATGTGTCAAGTTCAGCACAGGGTTCCGTGATTAAAGGAGCAAAAGCCAAGAGCAGTGCTCAAGGGTCCACGATCCCCGGTGCAGCAGCCAAGGGTTCAGCAGAAGGTTCCGTTATTAAAATGAAATCAGGTGGCCTAGCTAAACGTGGCTATGGAAAGGCAAAAAGATAATGGTAGTAGAAAAACCAGCAGGTTATGATCCTATAGCGTCGGATCCAATGAGTGCATCACCGATAGTCGAGGAGCAAGTAGAAGTAGCCGAGGAGATGATAGAAAATCCCGATGGTTCCATAACTTTCGGAGAAGAAGCAATGGCCGAGGAAGAAATTCCTTTTGCAGCCAATCTAGCAGAAGTTTTAGAAGACAATATATTATCAGAAATTTCAGAAGAATTACGAGGAAGCATTGAAGATGATAGAGCCTCAAGAGATGAATGGTTTTTTTCATATACACACGGATTAGATTTATTAGGATTTAAACACCAAGAGAGATCACAGCCGTTCCAAGGAGCGAGTTCCGTGACGCATCCATTATTAGCCGAGAGTGTAACTTCTTTTCAATCACAAGCTTATAAAGAATTATTACCATCAGGTGGTCCTGTAAAATGTAATGTTGTTGGCGAACAAAACGCTGATACAGAAGCACAAGCTCAACGTGTACGTGAGTACATGAATTATTTAATTTTAGATGAGATGGAAGAGTACGATGCTGACATGGATCAGTTATTATTTTTCTTACCTCTAGCAGGTTCAGCTTTTAAAAAGATTTATTATGATACAACTTTAGGTAGACCTGTAGCAAAATTTGTTCCAAGTGAAGACTTAATTGTGCCATATTTGTCAAGCGACTTAGGATCGGCAGAACGAGTAACACATATTGTAAAAATGACAAGAAATGAGATTAAAAAATCTCAGGTCATGGGTTTCTATAAAGATGTAAAACTCCAAGAGCCTTCTATAGATGAAACAAAAATACAAGAAAAATATAATCAGTTAGAAGGTGTTAGTCCTGTTAACTACGATGAAACATATCAGCTCTTTGAAGTTCATTGCGAATTAGACATAGAGGGCTTCGAAGATCAAGATGAGCAAACAGGGGAACCTACAGGTATAAAGATACCTTATGTTGTTACTATTGACGAAGGAACAGGAAACATTCTATCCATCTACCGAAACTACAGAGAAGATGATTCTCTTCGGAAAAAAATACCATACTTCGTTCAATATAAATTTTTACCAGGCCTTGGTTTTTACGGCTTTGGGCTTATTCATATGTTGGGGGGTTTGTCCAGGGCTGCTACGTCAGCACTCCGTCAACTCATTGATGCGGGGACATTATCTAACTTACCAGCAGGATTTAAAGCTAGAGGAATTAGAATCGCTGATGATGATACTCCATTACAACCAGGAGAATTCAGAGACATAGACGCACCAAGTGGAGACCTTCGTCAAGGTCTTATGCCACTTCCATATAAAGGTCCCGATCAAACATTATTTTCATTATTAGGTTTTGTTGTTGATGCAGGGAAAAAATTTGCAGCAGTAGCTGATCAAAAACTAGGAGAAGGCTCACAAGCTAATCCTGTTGGTACAACAATGGCTCTTATAGAGCAAGGTACTAAAGTCATGAGTGCAATTCATAAAAGATTGCATGGGGCACAGAAAAAAGAATTTAAAATTTTAGCAAGAATCATCACTGATTACCTACCACCTGAATATCCGTATGCAGTTGTTGGTGGAAATCAAATGATTAAGCAAGCAGATTTCGATAATCGTGTTGATATTATTCCTGTATCGGATCCTAATATCTTTTCTATGTCACAGCGTATCACTTTAGCGCAGACACAGTTACAACTAGCACAAGCGAACCCCCAAATACACAACCAATATGAGGCCTATCGACGTATGTATCAGGCAATGGGGGTACAAAATATCGATGCAATTCTACCACCTCCTCCAAAACCTATGCCAACAGATGCAGCTATGGAGAATTCGGTGATGTTATTACAAAAACCTGCTGTGGCATTCCCACAACAAGACCATGTAGCCCACATAGATACACATCGTGCCTTTATGTCGACCTATTTAGTGAAGAATTCACCCCCTGTTTTGTCTTTAATCCAGGCTCATATCTCTAATCACATCAGTGAACTAGCAAAAGAAGAGATTATGACACAAAATCAAGAGGAAATACAACAGTTAACGGCTCAATATAATGGTAAAATACCACCAGAACTGCAACAACAGTTTGAAATAGAGACAGCGAAACAAGTTTCCGTAAAAATTAAAGAATTAACAGAGACTATGGTAGCAGAAGAGCAAGAATATCTAGAGGGTATGCAAAAAGATCCACTTGTTACACTTAAACAAGAAGAATTAGGGCTCCGTGCAGAGGAATTAGAACTTCGTGCACAGAAAGATGGCGAAAGATTGGCACTTGATGAGCAAATGGCAGAGATTGATGTGGTGCAGGAACAAGAAAAGATAGATAATGCTAATAGACATGCTACAATCAGAGAACAAATACAATTAAAAAAGATTGATCAACCATCAAAGTTAAGAAATAAATATTAATGACTAATATAAGCCCTACAGAACGAAAGCTACAAGATTACTTTGATAAGATTTTGGTATTAGTAGAAAAGACTTCCAAAAGTGAGGAAGATAGTATACTTTTAGCAGGCGCCATGATGAGTGTTGCACGTATTCTTTATTTTGATAACTTATCAAAAGAAGAAGCATCAGTTGTTATGGAACATAACACAATGGATTTTATTAGTTTGATAAAACCAACAATACATTAGGAGATATAATGGCATTAAATAACCCAAAACCAAAATACATCAATGGTTCTAAATATTCGAATGCAAAGATGACTGTTAGTAATGACATGAATCCTTATGCTGGAAAATTTGTAAATGAACAAAAAATCGTGGATGTATATACGGCTAGTATGGAAGGACCGAAGGTTACACAAAACTTAGGTGCTGGACCAAAAGGTCAAAGAAGCAAAGTACAAATTAAAAAGGTTCCTTTTAAGGGATTATTTTAGTGGATTGCAAAATCTGCGGGCATGACTGTCATTGCAGTAAAGTAGGGTCTTGTTGTAGTAAAGAGGACTGTCATTGTAATTCTTGCGAACATTAAACTATTAAGGTAGACTGTTTTTTTTAAAGGAGGTTTTATGAAACTTTTAAAAGATATATGGGCTCACTTGAAAGAGTGGTCAGACTGGGGCATGAAAGACTGGATTAAAGCTGGTATCGTTGCTCTAGTTGTTATTATAGTTCTAGGAAAAATTTCAGGGGCTGTATAAATGTT